GAGTTGCAGGAACTTTAGGGATGACTCATTCAGGTGTAGTGAATAATTCTACTTCATCTTCTACATCAACCACTACAGCATTTTATGCCCCACCTTTTCCAACAACAGCAAATTCTTTTGCACTAGGTCAATCAAATGATGCAGTTCTAACAGTTCAAAAAGCTCTTGTTAAAAAAGGCTTATTGGTAGAAAAGTATGCCACTGGAACCATGAATACTCAAACCCAGGCAGCTCTTGTTATTTTTGATAAAAAAGCGGGGATCATAGTAAAAGCAGGAGCAGTTCCTCAAATAGTCTATGATACTTTAAAGGGTTCATTATGAGCATAAAACATCATTTTAAATTTAGTGTTGCAGATGCAAAACAACTAGGAATAGCCTTCACTGGAGCTATATCTGCATGGGCTGCTACGGGATTTCAGCGTGATTTGGCCCATTTAGCCTATCCAATAATAGGCTTTATAACTGGAGGATTGGCATCCCATAACTCTATGGCAAACCCAAATGTAGCTCCCGATTCACATATAATAACGCCTTACGTGTCTAATATTGAAGACAAAGACTCAGGTGTTCCAACACCAGTTGCCCCAGTTGATACCTATAAACCAGAAGGAACTGACGTTAAAAAAGTCATAAAAATCAATTCAGGAGTAATAAAAAATATCACCTAAAATTATGACTTATTTATAAAACTTGATATTATTTATTTACATATGGAACTACAAAAAACGTACTGGAATAACAGTGAGTCTTCTATCGCTCTCTCCTTTCCTATTGCAAAGGTAAACAAGGAGAAAAGAACCGTTTCTGGGTTTGCGTCTTTGGACAACGTAGATCATCACGGAGACGTTGTAACTGCTGAGGCAAGCAAGGCAGCGTTTGATAATTTTAGAGGGAACATTCGTGAAATGCACGGTCCTTCTGCAGTAGGTAAGATGTTAAGTTTTAAAGAAGATTCTTTTTTTGATCCAAAGACAAATAAGAAATATAACGGAATTTATGTAACAGCATACGTATCTAAGGGTGCTTCAGATGCTTGGGAAAAGTGCTTGGATGGCACATATACAGGTTTCTCAATTGGTGGAAACATTGTAGATGCAAAAATGGAAAAGTCAGATGATGGACAAGATTCACATAGAGTAATTCATAAGTATGAATTGCATGAGTTGTCACTTGTTGATTCCCCAGCTAACCCTCTTGCAAATATTTTTTCTATTCAGAAGATGGCAGATGGCATTGTAACAGAAAATGTTTTCTGGTGTAAGTCTGATGAAGTATCTTCAACATCAACAGCATCGTCACGTGACTGTGTTGTTTGTGGCAATCAAATGGAAAACATTGGTTGGGTTGAACAAGCAGATGTTGAAAAGTTTGAATCAATTGAAAAAGTAATTGATTCTTATTTTAAGAAAGATGATGCTCCAACATCGTCACATGAAGCAACGGAGTCAGCAGCTCCAGGTTTGGCGGGAACAAATGTAATGCCTAATGTAGTTGATACTACAGTAGCAACACTTATGTATCCTGATCAAAATAAAATCACAAAGAGTGAAGACAATTCACTAAATGAAGGAGGTAATGAAATGACAGAAAATACAGAAGCAGCAGTTGAAAATGCAACTGATGTAGAGGCTCCAGCTGAAGAAGTTGCTGTAGTTAACGAAACACCAGAGGTTGCTCCAGAGGCAATTGAGAAGGCTGTTGAAATTTCAGAGGTCGAGAATACTCTTGATTTTGAGAAGATGGTTAACGACTTTAAGACCTTCGTTGGTGAGTCATTGACAAAGAATTATTCAGATAGCTCAGCAGCTGTTGCAGAGATTACAAAGATGTTTGAGGAAACATCAACTAGTGTTCAGAAGCAAATCGCAGAGCTTGGCGAAAAGTATGAGACACTCAACAAGTCCATTACAGATATGTATTCGAAGATTGATTATATTGATCATCGTTTCTCAGGATTTGAATCAGCGAGTGCAGTAAAAAAGTCCGTTGGGGTTGACGCTCCATCTGGCGAAACAAAAATGCAAAAAAGTCTATGGCAAGGCACTTTCCTCGGTGTTAATAGCTTGACAAAATAATCTAGAAAAAAATAAGGTGGTGAAATAATAAATGAGTAATGAACTTCTACAAAAAGTAATTGATACAACTAATCTTGGTTCTGATGCTGTAAACGCATCTGGCGATACTAATGCTCTCTCAGGTAATGGTCTCCTTTACCCAGATCAGGCTAATCGTTTCCTCGATTACATGTGGGATGCAACAATCCTTGCAAAGGCAGCACGTACAATTCGTATGCGTTCTAACACAACCGAGATTGATCGTGTTGCAGTTGGACAGCGTATTATGACCGTAGCACAAGAAGATAATCCTCGTGATTATACAGGTGCTACAGGTGGTATTACAAATGCAGCAGCAACTTTCGCAAAGATTTCCCTAACAACCCGCAAGCTTCGTCTTGATTGGGAACTTTCATCTGAGTCTCTCGAAGACAACGTTGAGGGTCCAGATCTAGAAGACCACATTGCACGTTTGATGGCTACCCAGGCTGGTAACGATATCGAGGATCTCTTGATCAACGGTACAGGTACTGGTTCAGGATTGCTTTCAGCGTTCAAGGGCTTCCGTCAGCTCGCACTTGACAATGCACACGTCGTTGATGCACAGGGAGTAGGACTTGACAAGGCTGTATTCAACCTTGCAATCAAGACCCTTCCACGTAAGTACAAGCAGCGTCGCAATCAGCTTCGTTTCTTCACAGGATCAAACCTTGTACAGGATTACCTATACAACTTGACCGCAGAGACAAGCTCTGGCTTCACTCCATTCGATATCGCTTCTGGCATCATTCGTGGTGACGTAGCTGCTAACGATGGTGGACCAGGAACTGTAACCCCATTCGCATTTGGTATTCCAGTAATCAACGTTCCGTTGATGGAAGAGACCGTTGCTGGTGATTACAGCGGTGCAGCAGGTTATCATGGAGATGTCCACTTGACATTCCCACAGAACTTTATCGTCGGTATCAAGCGTGACGTAACAGTTTATCGTCTGTTCCAGCCAAAGAAGGATACAATTGAGTACACACTCTATATCCGTGTTGGTGCACAGATGGAAAACTACGACGCACACGTTATCGTTAAGAACGTTAAGGTCGCAGGTTCAGTAGCTAACTCAGCAGACTTCGGTTCCGTATCACACGGTGCCCATGTCAAGGGTGGCAATGGAGCTTACACATTCTAATTTAAATTAGATGCAAGATCGGGGGAATACTTAAAGTATTCCCCTTGATCATTTTCTGCTATAATAGCTAATGACGAGAGGAAAATACATGTCATTTACAGATCTAAAAATTACAGAACTACGCAAAGTTGCAGATTCATTTGGCGTTGATATTTCAGAAGCTAAAACAAAGACTGAAATTGCAGCAGTTCTAGAAGAAGAAGGAATTACGTACCAGATGTACAGTTCATTTTCTGGTGCCGAAAAGGAAGAAATTGATGTACCAGCTGCTGAAAAGCAGAAGAGAGAGAAGAAGATTTTGAAAACAGAGAATTCAATTTTGGTTAAGATGGAGAGAGACAACCATTCATATCAGGTAAGAGGTCATACTTTTACCCAAGAGCATCCTTTTGTCGCAATGGCAGAATCTGATGCCCAGGCTATTTTTGATACTCAGCAAGGTTTTAGACCTGCTACTCCTAGAGAGCTGCAGGAGTATTATAACTAATTAGGGGGCGATTCATTTGCAGAATATACAAAAGGGAAGTCAAGAGAAGGTATACTTAAACGTATATAACAATGGAGTGCTATCGCAAGCAGATTCATTGCCAATCATTAGCGTATATGATGCAGATAATGATAGTCAACCAATTAATGGTTTTGCAAGTATTACAGCCGTAGACGAGCCAGCGACGGGAGTTTATAGTTTCTTTATATCTCCCGCACTGACTCAGGTTAACAGAACCTTAGAGGTAGTTTGGAATTATCACGTAAACTCAATTCCAACAAAAGAAACAAACTATTATGCAATAGAAACTGTCTATGCAACTATTAGCGATATCGAAGATTTCTTGGGAGTCGGAGCAAGACCTCAAGATGTTAACTACAAGTCTGTTAGCGATCTTCAATATGCTGAGAAGATTGCAAGAACAATTATTAATGGCTACACGCAGCAAGATTTTGGTAGAAGATATGGCAGTCAAGAACTTTTTGGCAATGGTTCCGATGCTATTGAATTTGTAGAGAGAATGTTGACCATAGACAAGCTATGGGAAGACGACATCCTAGTAATTGATAAAACTGTTGATCCGTATCTAAATACCTTTGGATTCGAAGTTGATATCAGCGACACTGGATTTGCAGCAAGAATTTTTGATGCGGGCTGGGATATCAGATATGATAATCAGGTTGATCCAACCGTACTTTATTATGGAAGATTTAGAGACCATGCTCGATATAGATTCCAAGGTGACATAGGCTATAAGTATGTTCCAGAAGATATCAAGCTTGCCACCATGCTCTTAGTTAACGATATCATATCAAATGACTTTAACTGGCGTAATAAGTATTTGAAGAAGGTTGATCTTTCAGAAATTTCATTTGAAATGGCTGGCGGAGCTTTTAATGGTACAGGAAACGTTACTGTAGATAAGATTCTTGACCAATATAGAAATATGAACATTGGTATAATCTAATGTTTAATTCATCTATCATGGCATCAATCATGAATATGAAAGCTGATCTATACATTCAGCAAAACTATCAGGATGAAAATACTGGAGCAATTACAAGAGAATGGGTTTATGACAAAACTATTCAATGTAAAGTTGAACCAATTAAATCAGGTGGAGCTTCAACAAGAGGTGATAGCAAAGCATTTGATAAAGGATCAATTGGTGGATATACAGAAAAGCTTCAACTTAGAGTTAAGTCTTTAGAACTTTTAAGTAAGCGTTGGAGAATATCTGGCATTAAAGGTGCTGATGGCAATCAGGTTTGGGTTGAAATTGATAAGTTTGACACCCCAGACACAATATTTGAAGTATTTTCTTCTCACGCTGTCTTAGACCCATTCGGTAAAGTTTCTTATTTTGAAGCAGTCTTGCAAAGGGTACCAGTACAGTCAAATGATAAAACTGACCATAGACAATAGCAACTTTATAAATAAAATTAAAAGCTACACAAATGCTGTAGAAGAGTTAACAAAGCCTTCTGTGGTTGATGAGGTAGCAAAAGCTGCATTTGCAATTACTGGAGAAAAGTTTGTTTTAGATTTAGATCGCTATGCAGCACAAAACCCAAAGAAAATGCATCACGTGTATGAGTGGGGAAATGTAGGAAATCCAAAAGCAAGATTATTTGTTGTAGAAAGATTAGCAATATTAAATGGTAGCTTAACTGTTAGCTATTCTTTTCTGCCATCTAGAACTCCAGTTCCAGTTCCTCCAGAAATGTTAGCTCCAGGCAGAACAGGAAAATCTGTTCAAGCAAAAAATATTTTTAGAGACAAGGCAAGAGTAATGGAAGAAGGTGCTCCAATTACATTTTCCTCACAAAGAGTACTCGCATT